AGTGGTTATGGTGTTAGCGTTACAGGAAACAATAACCATGCGTCAATATCAACTATGGACGCACCATACCATAACTGGAATTTATATCTTAGTTATGTTTATGGTTCTGACCCCGAATACCCTATTGCGTATACATTAACCGGCGGGGTAAAAACACCAAGTGGAAATAAAGCTAAACACGGAATACCGGCAAGAGTAACCGATAAAGGAAGTTATTATAAGTTAACAACACCAGTCCCTCACGGAATTGAACAAAAAGAATTTGTGGTTATCAATGGTACGGCACATTCAATTAAAAGTATTGGTGATGAAGTTTATGAATCTGAAAAGTATGTTATTAATGTTGACAAAACCGAATTAAGTGGAACCACTATTAGTGGTGTGATTATGATTAAAAGATGTTTAAGTGATAACGACGTAACAGGAACAACTTGTTCGTATTATGTACATAAACATAAAACACTTACAGATAATTCAGCTTATATAATGGATAAGGCAGGATTTGAAACGCCAATATTTGAGGATGAAAAAAAATTATTATTTGAAAATAGCGCGCAAGAAAACGATGTGTTAGTTGAGAAAAATAGAATGGAGTCAGTGATATTTGATTTTAGGGAACCATTTATTTTAACTGGTATTACTAACAATTTAGATTTTACACCAAGCGAAGTTTACTTGTCTGTTGTTTTTAAAAATGGCTCTGGATATTTTGAATACCCACCAAAAGTGGGATATAAGTTTCACTTACATAATTCATGGGTTGATGAACACTTCAGCGGATCAACATCTAATGAAACCGGAATGTCTGGTCAAACATTTACAAGAACTCAAGGATCAGACACTTATACATTTAGTAGTGGAACAACATTACCAAAAGGCACTGTATTAATTGGTGCTTTTGTGGAATATGACCCAGTTAATTTAAAAGAAAGAATTATTAGTGAATCTTTACATAAAATCACTAACCCAGTTTCAATATTCGACTTTAATCAAGATGATTCTGTTTATTATGTGGGTAATAGCGCACAAAATAAAATGGGGTTATATTATCAACCACATTATAGAATTAAATTAAGACAACTTTCGCCATATATTGAAACTTCAAATACGGATAATATATATGATTTACCAGATAACGTACAATATTTTCCAAAAGAAGGTATTTGGAAATGGAGAGACGTTTATGACCACGGATATATCGATGACGAAGGTAACGGAACAAATTTTCCATTTGTTAATGGTCAACATTATGTTATGCAAGATATTAATTTCTATATGAGAAATGAGAAGGAATATTTAAATAAAACAAATGGCATTAGAGCGTTTGGTAAAAAGAAAACTATCTGTTAATGAAAATTTTAAAAACAACTGATGATTTTTATTTAAACATTCCACAATCCGTTGATTTCAAAACTAATGCTGGTTGGGAAGAAAACTTTGCTAGTTATGAAAAAGAAACGATGAAAAAAATTATCAATCAAGTTGATAACTACGAAACGACCAGATACATACATGAACCATATTTAAATTCAGGAATCAATCAAAGCGATATTTGGTTTTACTTTTATTTTTTAGACGCTAATAATGGGTATTCAAATGGTTTAGATTATAATCTAGTTGGTATATCTCCAGAAGAGAATGCTATGTTATTAGCACATACTGTTAAGAGTTTCTTCAGAATAGAATTTTATAGCACACCAAAAAAGGAAACACAAAAATTAATATTTGCCAAAACATTATCATTACCATTAGGTCAAAAAGTATTCTATACCTCTTTAGGTGACTATATCCATGTTCCAGTTTTTACTGGTAACAATTACAGGAATAGTGAAAACATGTACTTCTTTTGGTTCCAAGATAATTCCGTTTATTCTGGTGACACTTTTTACATTTCAGCTAGATTTTTTAATGCTGAGGATGGTTCAATTTTAAGTTTTTCCAATAAAAATATTATTGGATCAGAATTAAATCAAGATGATGACTTGTATTATGAAGTGCAAACAGATATGACAAATCATTCATATGTTATTTATGAGTATAATGGTTCAACTGGATCTAGAAAGGGTTTAAGAACAACACCAATAAATTTTTATGAAATACCAGAATAAATGAATAAAAATCAATTTCAAATATTACAAAATACCGGAAAAACGTTCAATGTACCAATATTTTTAGAGGCAGATTTGGATGAGATGGGGGTAATGGTGGAATTTGATGGTGAATTAGAACAAATAGAACAGCTATGTAATTTTACTTATTCAGGAAATGGTAATGCGATTACAGTTTATAATACCGGAAGTACAAATAGGTTAAAAAAACTTGTTGAAGCCGAATTTACAGTTGATTGGGGTGACGGTGCATTGTTAACCGGATTTACATTACTATCAAATACATCACACACATATACTAGTAGCGGTGAAAAAACAATAACAATAACAATGGATAGCCCCTGGGGTGTTCAAGAGGTTGAAAAAACAATACAGGTACCTTTGGTTAGTGGGTATACCGGCACAAATGCATTAGGAACACTAACGTTTGATGTGCCATATACAAGCATTACTGGAGTTACACAAGATTACTTGAACGATTATGATTATGCTACCGGACATACGGGTACCACCACTTTCTTAGGAGTTGGTACTAGTAGAGTAGACGAATTAAAATTATATGGTTCAGGAAATTCGTACAGTGGAATTACAACCGGAACAACAACAGTTGAAGGTGAAACATACGCATATACAGGATACACATTAGATGGATTACAATATAAAGATTTATCTGATGGTTCTACATATATTTCTGGGAACACGGCGTCATTTCAAATAGAATCAACAATAAACGCAATGTTAACCAGAAATGAACATTTTTTAGGGTTTATTGATGATCCTGTGATATATTCTGACATTTTTGTTGAAAGAGGAAAGCAGGGTGTTTGTGAATATAACTTAAGATTAGGTGAAGTTGACAGTTTAGGTGAGTTAGAAGTGTATGGAAATGGATTTTTTACAGTAAGAAAACAATAAAAATTATATTTATTATTAAAACACATGGCAGTAGGATCATACGGAATAGTTAGACCAGCAGACGCATCACCAGAAGATGTTGAAATCATCTACCATTATGCGGCGACAAGGTCGACAGATTCCGCCCCAATTTTGAAAAAATTATCTGCAACAGATATTTTAACTCCAGTATATCATAATGATAGTACGGGTGCTTCAAATGGTGTTGAAGTTTTAGGTGGTATGTACAATCTAAAATTAGAATCGTCAGATTTCACAGATATTGGAATATATACATTACATATTAGACCTAAACAAATTAGAACATTAATAGCTGATTGTGGGGTTTTAGCGTCATTACCATCAGTTAGAGGTATTATTGTAGATTTAGGTAATATTGAAACAGAGGATAGAAACAAGTTCACACCTCAAGGTCTAATTGGTCACAGAATTGAATATCTAGATGCTAATCATAAAAAAGTTCCTAATTTTTACCGAATAGTGACTTCTTCATTTTATTGTGAGCCAATCACATCTAATTTAACAAACTCGTCACAAAAAGCGATTCGTTATAGATATACTGATTCTGCTAGTAATTTAATGTTTTTGACGGTGACACCATCATCGTCTCCAGCAAACAGACCGAATACAATACCTTTTATTGGTCAGCCAAACCAAGAAATAATCATTACAAATACATACTTTAACCCAACAACAATTGAGGTTGAAATGGTTGAACATGATGCATCGACATTAGCACTTGCTCTTTATGGTAATCAAACTAAAGCAATTAATAGTGGTATATACAGCATATACAATAAAGAAAATTATATATACAAACAATTTAATCTTTACGAAGTTAAAGACGAATTTAATGAAACATTATATGAAGTTCGTGAAGAGAGAACAACTATTGATGAATCTTTAAACTTTAATGATATTACAGAATAATGGCAAAATATAAGGTACCAAGTCAAGCAACGAGCGGAAATCAAACATTTTCCGACAGTATTATCGGTAGTCAAATTACCGATGGAACTAGTCAATTGACCAATACCAATTTTGCTTTAGATAAAATCATACCAGAAAAAGATTCAAAATCGTTTAAAACTGCGCCGTTTTCAGATTTTTTAACATTAGAAGATTTAAAAATTGAAACAGAATCACCAACAACTGTTACACAGTCGACAGGTGAAAAAAGACCAATCAAATTTAACGATTCTAAAGCAGATGCCGGAAAATCATTATATGGTTCATTAAGAGAAAGATTTAGAGTTTCAACAGCTAGGATTATTAATAATTTCCCAGCAGCACTTTTAGCAGATAGTACATCACCTGTTGGTGTTAACAAAAACACCGCTGAAAATATTGTTTACAATATAATCACAAATAGAACTACGTTTACATTACAAACATCATTAATGTATAATCCATTAGATGTTGTTTTAGTTGAACCGACAGTTGTTGTTACTGGAGAAACAACAAATAGTATAAGAAATTTATATTCAGCATATAAAAAATATGCCGTTGATGTTAACAACACAACTTATACTGTAACAAAATATACGGAGCCAGATGTTAATAATGTTGTTGGGTTCGAAGTTATTGGTAAGCCATTTACTGGTTCAACATATACAAGTTCATATTTAATTCGCCCAAATAACGGCGTTGTCGAAGAGTTTTATATAGGGTTAGACGATTTAGAACAAACAATTTTAAATAGAGAAACACTACCAATATATAAGACAACGTTTCAAATACCTAGAGATACTTCCGGCGGAACAAAAACCGAAATTATTCCAGTTGAAGTTAATTGGCCAGTATCTAAAGACGGTTGGAATATTAGAATTGTTGGTTTAGAATACCAAAACTATATTGACACTGTTAACTCAATTGCGATTGAGGTAGATGAGTACAAATCTGATTTAATAATTAGATTTCTATCATCACCACAATTATTTGAATTTGATACAGATGACCAAAAAACCAATAAAATTTTCCAATTATATGGTCAAAATTTTGATAAGGTTAAAAAATATATTGACAACATTGCATACATGCGTAATGTTAGTTATGATACCATCAATAACATACCAGATGTATTCTTAAAAAACTTAGCAAACACGTTAGGTTTTAATACAATTAATATGTTTGATGAGAAAACATTACAAGATCAAATATATAACGCTTCAATTCAAACATACGACGGGGTTTCAATAGGTAAAAACTTAGTTGAAGCAGAACTTGAATTTTATAGAAGAATTGTTGTTAACCTAGCACATATCTATAAATCTAAAGGTACTAGAAGTAGTTTAGATTTCTTTTTAAGGTTTATAGGTGCACCACCACAAATGGTAAAAATTGATGAGTTCGTTTATAACGTTGAATCAAGTTTACCTAGTTCAACAATTGAGCAAGATATCTTTGATGTTATGCAAGGCAACAAAGTCAATAAAACGTTAACCTTTAACACTACTGGTTACACATATGACATTGTTGAAGAAACGGCATCAACATCATTTAGTTCTAGAACCGATTTCCCTGTTGATGAAAATACTGGGTTACCAATATCACCAACAACAAATGATGAGAACGTGTTCTTTCAAATGGGTTCTGGTTGGTATGAGGAAACATTAGACCACAGATCATATGATGTTTTAGATGAAGCTAATTCAATTACAACGGGTAGAACTAAAACATTAAAAACCAAATCTAGAGAATTCACATATGGTGAGGACTTCTACAATTATTATAGAACATTACCAGGATTAGATTACGGTTATGAATTAAGAAGTAGTATTGATAATGTTAAAGGACAAATAGTTGACGATTTAGATTCAACTAATTTAATATTAAATAGAAAAAATATAAACGTTTTCGTATCATCTTCAAAAGCAATTGATTATGATATTTGGAGAAAATCACAAAACTTAACATTATCTTTTGGCACACTAGATGTTCAAACCGAGATTAGTTTTGCTGAGTATCTTGATAACGTATTAAAAAATCATATTAGAAATTCTCATGTAATAAAATACAAAAAGAATTACATCGCATTAGAAGAAATCTATCGTGAATACATTTCACATTCTGGTTTTACATCATACGATTTTGTTAGTGTTTACGAATTTGTTGACAAGATGGGTCCTTATTGGCCTAACATCTTAAATCAAATTATTCCAGCAACAACTTTATGGCTAGGTGGTAACTTAACAGAGAATAATGTTTTCGGTAGACCAAAATATCAATACGTTAAACCATGTACACCAACAGAGTTTGTTGATAATTTATATCCTGAATTTGAAACAGCTATTGAAGAGGATTTAGAAACTTTAATCGGTACTGAATCAAATTTAAGAGGTTTATTAAAACTTACGGGGGTAACATACCATTTAATTGTTGACGTTGACGGGGTAGAATATACTGGAGACACTAAAGTTAATTTAACCGGTACCACACTATTTGATCAATTCACACCAAAAACTGGTTGCACTTCATTTGTGTCTGGAACATCTTATGCTCCACTTATTTGTGACTTTAAAGAATGGATTGGTTTAGATATTTCGACCATAAAAGTTTCTTGGAAAAATGCTTTATCAGATTTAATTGACCAGATTAATACAACACACACAAGAGATAGTGCAGGATGTATAACTGATTATATACCATATAGTGCAATTACATCAGGAGCAACATGTAATGTTGATTTACCAATATTATCTCATGAGTTTTTTGTTGACACTGACGGTATTGAAAAAGTTAAATTCTTTTCACAAAAAAACGCTGATGGTGTTTGTACAAAACAAATTGATTTCTTCTTCTCTTCAGAATTTTTATATGAAGAGCCACTATGCATGCAAGTTTATGTTTCAACACCTTGCGACATATATGAAGAAGGTACCGAAGATTGTCGACTTAAAAGTGATGTTTACATTACAATTAGCGGAGCCACTAGAAATCAAGACGATGTAACTTCTTGGCCGGTTAACATATTTTATGATTGCGGAGAAAATGCTGAGAATTTCAACGAGAATATTAGTGGTTTAGAAATTCAACAAATTATTGGTGAGCCATGTATGTTTATCATACCAGACGTTTACGAAGATGGGGATATTGATGGTAATCCAATTGAATTATTATTTACAGACGCAGCAAACTGCGAACAAAAAATAAAAATTGAAGGTCTACAACTTAAAGTAGAGCACGATCCATATCCACTAGGATATGGTAGATCACATACACAATTCTTTGAGTTAATTGGTACAAAAGACGCTTTAGTTTTATCAACAATGTCAGGTGTTACTTTTTGTGACAACTACACTGGTTATACAATACAACCTAAAGTTCAATATCGTGAAACATTTAATTATGGTATTAAGCACGGGTCAATTGTTTTAAAAGCAACCGGTAGCACTGTAAACGTATCAACTAAAGCGATTGTTGATGCTGCGATTACTTCTGGTGCTTTAATTGAAACAACAATTGAAAACGTAAACATTGGTGATTATATATTATCCGCAGATTTTAATCCATGCCCATTTGCCACAACAGATTTTAGAAACGCAGCAACAAATGGATACTCATTTAGCTTTACATATAAACTAATTCAAATAACAAATAAAGATTGTTTGGGTTCGGTTAAGAAACATTTAATTAACAACCAATTTGAAGTTTTACCAACAACAGAATTAAGAATTTTGCGTGATGGTAATTTCACAAGTGCGTTTCCAGAAGATTTATTATTAAAAGAAACACCACCAGAAGAACCTTGTTGTGATGTTAATACATCATATTATGACGGATTCGCTGGAGATATGTTATTGGACCAGCTTGGTTTCCCAATTGAAGTTGAAACTGTTGAATTGGATTATTGCTCAAGAAGCATATTCTATCACTTGAACTGGAACGGTACAGGTGATGTGGTTCTTTTTAATGGTGACAATAACAAACAAATCTTATTATCATTCACACAAAATAAATTTGTTTCATTAAACTTTGATTTAGAACAATTATATGTAAATGGTTCTAACACAAACTATTTCCCTAGAGAAATGGGTGTTGAGGATTGTGATAACACACCAGTTGTTGAATGTGGTGAAGTATATGTTGCACAAACAAGAACACCTACACCTACACCTACATTAACACCTACGGTAACACCAACAAAGACGCCAACAAGTACACCAACAAGTACGCCTACTCAAACTTTAACTAGCACACCAACTAGTACACCAACACAAACTGTAACTAGTACACCAACTAATACGCCTACGTTAACGTTAACGTCTACACCAACGTTTACACCTACTTTAACACCAACTTTAACACCAACAAATACACCAACGTTAACTTTAACAGCTACACAAACACCTACGGCAACAATTGATTGTGACTTTAGCATTCAATACGTTGTTAATACTCCAACACCTACACCAACACAAACCTTAACAACAACACCAACAAATACACCAACGTTAACTTTAACAGCCACACAAACACCTACGGCAACAATTGAGTGTGATTTTAGTATTCAATATGTTGTAAATACTCCAACACCAACACCTACATCAACACAAACATTAACACCAACTAACACACCTACGTTAACACTAACGTCAACTCCAACTAATACCCCAACATTAACACCAACAGCAACTGTTGATTGTGATTTCTCAATTCAATATGTTGTTAACACACCTACGCCTACACCAACTCAAACTTTAACTCAAACTCCGACGTTAACTGAAACACCTACGAATACCCCAACATTAACGTTGACGAGT